AGGTGCTTCGACGCTTGGGGTGTGCAGCGTGATGCAAAGGTTAACTTTTCAAGGTGCATTTATATATACAATTATGTTAATTTGCTTAATAAAATATTTATTAGCGCTGTCTTGTTTAAGCTTATTCATAGTGGTTTAATATGTATAGACGATAATAATTATTATTAAGAAAAGTGGTGATTAGGAATGGATATACAAAAATGGATCGCCAATAATAAGTGGTTTCTTTTGTTGATTGTTTACGTTTTTGCCCTCTTCATGCAAATATATAAAAACGGCTGGGGAGTTTTTTTGACTTCTGCTGGGATAGGCCTATCAGTAGCTATATTTGCAACTATTTTTAATAATTCCAGACCTGTTAAGAAAATCTTCAGGAAAATAAAGTATTTCCTTGGATTTGGTATGTTTAAATGGGAAGCAACTGCTGTATTTACTGTACGAAAAGATAATTTACCTTCATTGACTTCTCAGGAAAGTGAATTCGAAAAAATAGCAAGAAAGTCTTTAGAAAACAATGGTATAAACGCCGAACAACCGGATGCAGTTCAACCATCCTTTGACAAATTAAAAAAATTAAAAATATTCCTAAAAAAATACGTAATGTATCTAGACGTTACACTCACTGATGCCGATTTTACCGATGATGATGGAAATGCACTTGTGTATGTCACTATTAAAACCGATGCATCTTTACGTTTCAAAGACAATAATAAAGCTATTAATGGAATACTATTAGATTTTTATTACTTCTTTGAACAACATTATAAGCCAATTGAACAAAAATACACTTTTAAAATCGAGCCTGAGGATATGCCCAAAAATTTCTTAACAAAACAATTTATCAATGAATTCACACACGACGAAGTAGATAAGTTCTTAATAAAAATTAAAAATCCAAAAGCTAATGAAGAAGTTAATGAAAAATATTTAACTTTAACAACCAAACGCCGTGAGGAATTAAACGGAGCAATAAAAAATATGTTATTAAGATTGTCTTGATCATAAGCGAAAGGAGATGTAGTCTAAATGCCACAATCAATAAAGCTTTATAAAATTGAACAATATCCAAACGAGTTTCCCGTACGTTCTGCCGAAATAAACCCTGGATATACTCAAAGTACATTTAAAACAACTGTAGAACATTTGGGAAGAAGTGAGTACACACAAATAGACTTGGAGAAAGTACAAATTATTCATGAGATTGCCGATAAATTTGAAGGTAAAGGAATTTTGGAAGACGGGTCAATCTACGATTTAGTAGCAATCTCTAAAGAAGAACGATTCCCTTGCTTCATAAAAAATCGAGAATTCTTGTATACATCAGGCACAAATAGAATTATTTCAGAGCAAGCCATAAAACGATTGAGACGACATTATAATCCGGATAATTGTTTAATTGCTAAAGGCGTCAAGATTGATCTTGGTTCATTTAAAGAACACCTTGAACAATCTAGGGAAGGTGCTATAAAAGGCGGTTGGTTTAGGGGTATGCAGATTGAAAACGTCGAAGTTGCATATTTAGGCGGTGGATCTGTAACGGAAAGTGATGATTGGGAACGATATGAAACAAGTGGAGGAACAATTTCCGCTTTAAGAATTGATATTCCTGTAACAGATGGAGAAGAAGATGCAATTAAAACATTATTAACCAGAGATGGAAACTTAGTCATATACAAAAACTACGGGGAACATGAAATGCTCCGTATTGCTATGCCTATATTTGAGGCTGCTGAACAGTTTATCAATGTATAGAAAAAAATCCCTGCCAAGTAGCAGGGGTTATCTCACACGCAATTTTTGACCAATCCGAATCAAATTCGGATTGCGAATCCTGTTCAGTTTTTGCAGCGCATCTACTGTTGTGTTGTGCTTCTTAGCGATCTTAGAAAGCGTATCCCCTTTTTGTACTGTGTACGTTTGAGGTGTTGGTTTGGACCACACTGCCTCTACTGCGCTTGTTGGCTTTATTACTTGTTGCGGCGGACGTTTGCCAGCTCTCAAATCAGCAAGAGAAAGGCCGAACGTGTATTGAAAATGAGGATAGTCCTTGAAATCCTTCCAATCACCTCCCCATTCAAGCCCAAGCGACTTTCCAATTTGAGCAACACGTTTCCACTTCTCATCCACATTCCAGCTCACGCTGCCATCTGGATTCAAGATAGCAAAATCAAAAGCTAGTCCGAAATTGTGATACGAATAGCCACCTTTTGCATTGGTTACAATTTTCCCCGGTTTCGTGCGACCTTGGGCGTACAGCGCATTCTGTTCCTCGACCGTCCGCAAGCCTTGTGTAATGATGACGTTGATTCCTTCGCGATACGCTTCCTCAATCAGTTGACGTGCTTTCGCCGCAACGACAGGATGCACACCTTGCAGTTTTTTCTCCGCTTTTTCAAGCAGCTCTTTCAATCCGATTGTCATTGTTTATCCCCTTCCTTGTCCGATAATTGTTCCAACGCTTTCACCAAAAATGTCGGCACGTTTAATCCAAGTCGCCCGAGATTCTCGACAATAGAAATTCCTTCTGTCGCAATCAAGAATGTCAGCATTGCATCGCGCAAAAATCCGTTTTGGTTGCCAGTGATGATGTCCAACTGATTCGCGACGATGACGAACGTGATCATGCCAGCTTTTTTTCCCAGTCCTTTCAGCGCTCGTCGGGAACTCACTTGCTTGTTTTTCGCACCGGCAATAATGCCTGTGATATAGTCACAAACCATGAAAATAGCAAAGGCGGCCACGAGATTATCTAAGCCGCCCAAAAGATACGCTAACGTGATGCTTGCACCGCCCGTAATGGCTGTCCATAGTGTATCGGTTGATTGTTTCACATTTTATTCCCCTCTCTAAGCATAAAAAATACGCCTCCCCGGCGTTTATTGCACAGTATCGTCCGAATGTTCATTTTTGCAAGCTATTGACTACTTGCGTAACTACTTCTTTAAGGTTAAATAAATTAGGCACTTGATCGAGAGTATATGTGCCGTTTAGAACAAGGCTCACCCATACTTTTACAAGACCGCTGTTTTCAGTGAATACCATTTTACATACCTCCATTCATTGGCGCTAATAGTAATGTTAATTCTGCTACTGCTTGTTGCGTTTCTTTTAACTGTTCCGTCAACGGTTTTTGATATACCGGCTCTTGCGGCTCGGTTGCGTTCGGGTCGGGATACGAAAACTCAATCTCTTCTGTTTCTGGATTCACGCGGTATCCGTTGCATTGTGCGAAATCTTCCGCGTATTGACCGAATTCTAATTGAATAACGCCAACGGTATCACGGACACGCTCTTTTAACGCTTGGTATGTCTCGAAATCTTGGTCAACGGTTGTTTCGATAACCGCGCCCATCATTTCTCCTGTATCTAAAATGACGTTACCTGTCGTTTTGTCATAATAAATTTTTCTTCCAATTTTATTCATTTTATCCCTCCTTATTCAATTGCAATCCAGCCATAGTTGTTTGATGACCCATCACCATATATAAAAACTGTAAAACCATCATTATTAATTTTGTTTTGACTTGAATCACTAAGGTTATAGGTAGTACTTGGATTATATGTCCAATCAGGTTGGTTTATAGCAATATTTGATACAATCTTTCCGCTTCCACTAGGGTATACAGCGTAACTTGGTGTAACTCTTTGTATTAGTGAAATCATCCACCTTGCTGTGTTAATACTATTTACATATACAAGAACGATACTTGGTTTAAAAGCTAACCCAGATACTGTATAAGTTGTTTCTGATGATGTAAATGTTCCACTCGCCCATCTTTTACCTTCTACCAATGTTCCTACAACACCAAAAATATCTACGCCCTGCTTGATATTTGCCGGGATTAAATCGGGATCACCTTTGACGATTCCGCTTCCATTGTGATACCCCGCCGGAATCGTTTGGTCTATTGTTGTAGGTGTAATTGTGATAGCGCCAATATTAGGCATCGTTCCTGTCTGTTCGCCACTATCATTCGTAAATGTTTTGCCACTCAATACATCAGAAGGCTGTGCGTTACCAGCCCCCCCTTCACCCTGTAAGATAAAATTTCCTGTTGAAGCGTTGTATCTAAAGGTGTAAACGCCGTTTGCTTTTAAATTTGTTACGTCATTTCCATTAGCTTTTTTTAATGGTTTTGCCCCTAGACCATTCACATTTAAAGTAGAAGCTCCCGTGGAATCCACATTAATTTTTACGGTAACAGCCATCCCATCTACATAAGCAGTAGGAGCAGGGGTCAAAGTGACTGAATAAGCATTTGCCGAACCGCTGGCAACTGCATAAGCAGGATGCTTCACATAATCAGCCAAATGCGCAACAACTGTATCATTCACCTGTTTCACCGCATTCGCCGTCGCCGCTTTTGTCGTCGAAGTACTTGTCAATGTATCTTCGAGTTGGACGATACCAGCTTGTGTGGTGCTGGCGTTTGGCAATTGTGGCGTCGGCACTTTTGCACTCCCGTCGAGAGAGGCGACGCCGTTTGCCGAGCCTTTTTGGCTGGCCGGGATCGCGTCTGTGATTCCGTACCCAGACAGCGTTGTCGGTTTACTTGTGATCTCCGCAAATGCATGTGTGTGCCCTGTTGGACTTGCTCCGACATCAGAGGAGGTGAGGGTGACAGCGCCGGTTTTTCCGTTGACACTCGTTACTGTATTCCGTTGTGCGCCCGACTCGATACCATCCAGTTTAACTTTGTCTGCCGCAGACATTCGCCCTGCTTCTGATGCCGTAGCTAGCTTAGTCACTTCCACGTCCAAAATGTCAAAGTTTTGGTTCAAGTCATCAATGTTGACGACATCTGTGCCTTCAGGTTTCTTTAAACCTAAGTTCCCTGTGAGTTTCATCCCCTTCACGCTCCCTCATATACCTTGAGCTCGTTCCATGTCTTGCTTGTGGCTTGATTCCATGTGAGATTTTTAACCGCATTCCACACCGTGTATGTGTATTTGAAGCTGTACGCCAAATGCGCAGGCTTAATTTGTTCTAGCATTTCGATTAACCCTGCCATGTTTGGTGGAATGCCTTTTACGCCGATGAATTTGACCTCAAATCGATACTCGGATGGATATTCGATGACATCGACTTCGCCGCCACTGAATGCAGCCGCGGCGTTCTGAATCATCTGCTTTGTCGTGGTTCCGGCGCCACGAAGTTTCGCCTTGATTCGTTCCCTTCGCCACTCAATCGGCTTTTCCGGATCGACCGTCAAGCCAAGCTCCAATTCCCAAAAAGACAATCCCCATGTCGCCGTGTTTATTGAGAATTGATCGAGCAACTGATCGATGGAAGATTCCAACCTGCCAAGTTCTTCTCCCTCTGTATTCATAATTTGCTGAAACTCTAGAATATTTTGATAGTAATCAGGAAGGTATTGGAACAAATCAACTGATTTGGAGGGCGATGAATTTTCTTGGCTATCTGCACCAAAAAGAGTCCCACCGTATAACGTTTGACCGTACATTCATCACACCCCTTTCAGTTGATTCCAAGTGATCGGACCTTTTGGCATAAAATCCGTTGCGTGTTTTCCGTCTAACATATCTGCGTCAAGTCCGCTTCCGGCACCGTCATTGTTCTCTCCCCATATCTTCCGCCACGCACCGAACGTATCCGTAACATCCCTTGCTGAACGGACGTATAAATAGGCCTCTCCTCCATCATTTCCCGGCCACGATTGCAAAAGTTGGACACATGATGCTGAAGACGACCCTTTATAAGAGAAGATCGTTCCATAAGGAGTAGGATAGCCGTTATTGTAGACGATACCGGCAACGAACCCATCGGGCCAAGCTGATGGAGGCGAGGACGACGGGATCGAGATTTTTGCTATTAAAGACGGAACGGTTAATGAACCTGTCATCGTATCCCCATTTTTTTCACCGCATCCGTAATCCCATACCCCGACAGCGTGGTCGGCTTCCCCGTCACCCCTGACCACGGCACGCTATCTGCCGTTTCCGCCGCGTCTACCTTACCGTCGAAATCTGTGTCATAGATGCTTTTCAACATGTCGCCAACAGACTGAGCTGCAACTAAAAGTTGATTCCCAGATGGCGTGCCAATGTAAAGCTTGTTTGTATCCGTGCAAAAACCTAATTCACCGACATCTAGTACAGGAAGCTGAGCTTCTGTTCCTCTCCTTATCTTAATCAATACTTGTCTTGGCATGCTTCACCACTCCTAGAACGTTCCGCCGTCAATGACAGCCACCATAAGTCGATTCTCGTTTGTGGCATCATAGACAATACTAGCGCCATCAATATTAACTGCGACGCCATTTGCATCCACCTTAATCCCCCGATATGCCTTCACCTCCACTGTGTCGGCCAAGACATTGATTCCGTTTCCGGCGCCAACGTGCAGGGTGACTGTATCCGCTTGACCGCCGCCGGTAAGACCATTGCCGGCGGTGATGGTTTGCAGCGCGCCACCGGTTCGCACCCAAGCAGAACCATTCCAGCTATAGATCTTCTGCTCGTCATCGACATAGCACGTCCAACCGGTTTGCGGCGTGTACAAATCCCATGCCGACCCATTCCATTCTGCGATTTTGTTGGTTTGACTCGACCATGCGCCGGTTGCGCCGGATGGGATGATGTATCGATCACCGACTTCCGGCGTAGTTGGCGGTGTAGTAGTGATGCGGTTTTTGACACTGGCTTGTGGTTCGATATTGCGTTTCGCCAGCTCAATCTCGTTCCTGATTTTTTGTGCGCTCCACAGATCTGTTGGGCCTGTTCCCGAGTCGTTGATTCGACGATGGATGTCCGCATTGTCGATATGGTCTCGGATTTGGGCGGCTGTGGTTGTTTTCGTTCCATCCGAGACTTTGTTCACGCTGCCATTTGTCACATCGTCCTTTTTCACTTTTGCATAATTTATCCCGTCTGCAATGTCGTCGATCGTGCCGTTTAGATCGGTCAGTTTTTTTACACTGATTCGTTGCCATGCGGTTCCTAAATCTAAATAGAGGTATCCATCGTCCGTCGCATAATAAAATCGTCCGACCGCTGAAGCGTTTGGACGATTGGCCAAAGTCCCCGACATGGCGCGGCCAACCAATGTGTTTGTTGTGCCGTCGCCGATATAGACTTCTTTAGTGTCGGTGCAGAATCCCATTTCCCCTTGTTGCAATGGGCCGTATGCATCCAATTGCGCTTTTGTGCCGCGCTTAATGCGTATGGTTTGTGGCATGAGATTACCTCCTTACAAATGTTCCACCATCAATAACTCCATTGGTTTTGTATCGCTCCAATTCCGTTTGGGTGGCTGTGATCGCATCCTGTAAAGTATTCACGTCATCAGCTTCGACTGTATCACCCGGTGTTTCGTAAGATATATAGAGCATTGGGGCGTCGGAAAATATTTTTATTATCGTGCGCCATGGACGTTCAGAAGGGATCGACAAAACAAACTGATCAATACGATTTCCTGTCATTTTTGCCCCTGTATACACGCGGACGGTGCCTTTTACAACGTTGTCATGTCGCAGTTCCCCTTCATACACTCCATTGACAGGAACAACTTCCTCTTCGATCACATATCGATTTCCGTCAGGCTTTTTGTTCAACTTCGTTGGAAATTGGTCAATGTTCTCCGGGTACGCCAATTATGACACCCCCAAACTCACTGCCCCAAACACCGGAACCTCCTCATCTTGCAACGCGACATTCGCCGTGCCGCCATTGACAGTCAGCCCGCTATAATCGACGACACCAGGCGTGTTCAGTAAGAGTGTTCCGATTTTTGCGTAGCTGACATACGTCATTGAGAATGCGATCTCTTTGAAATACTCGTTCAACGCCGCCATAAAAGAGTCTTGTACACTTTGCAATGTATATCCTGACGCAAGCACCACATTCGCAGAAACATCGATCGGCTTTCCTGTTGCTGAAGCAACTGTTACATCCGCTCCTATCGGTCGTACTTGCTCAATATACTCACTCACTTGTGCTACCAATTCATTCGTAGCTGGCCACATATTCGCGTCGACGATTGTGACTTTTACCGTGCCTGGTCCGTTCCAAAGAGGCGTCACTTTTGCTGCGCCTACGCCTGCGACCTCGGTTGCCCATTGTTTATAGTCGGCCGCATTTCCGCTAGTTCCTGGCTCCCGCACCTTTTGCAAAAATCGTTTCCGCAGTGACTCGTCGCTCTCCTCGTCTTCGCCAGGAATCAACACATCTGCCAGAGTTGCTGTTCCTAGTCCCTCAATCGGTTCAATTGGCAACAAATTCCCGAATTCCTGATTTCCTTCACTCCCCGGTGTTTCAGCCTGCATACGAAATTGACCATCCGTGATTTTTTCAATCGCCACATAGACCATATCGTTCAGCCTAAATCGGCTTCCGATCGGAATATTAAACGGTACATCGTTCCCATCCGTAAATACTCCTTTTCGCACAGCAGGCGTTGCTTGCTTTCTGTATACACCAAAGTCCGCAGCACGCTTATCTAAATATTCGCCCGTTGATGTTTCTCCGAACGCAAGGCGCAAAACCACATCCAGCTCTGCATACATTTGTGCCAATTCCATTGCAGCTGGAGCCAATGCGTCGTAGATGACAGAACCTTCTTGCTTATCCATGTCATCCGGTATTCGGTCAAGCATTCTTTCTAAAATCGCATCAAACGTTTGATCCTCAAACAATGCCGTTCACCTCCTTGGACATTTCTATTTTTCCGTATACAGTTTGACACACGAATGAGGCGATAGCCGAATCTCCTTGGAATTGAATGTTCATATCTTCAACTGATAGGACACGCGCATCCTGCAGAACCGCTTCTTCAATCCTCCGTGGCAATTCTGCCTGTACGAACAACCTTTCTTTGCCGATGGGGATATCGAAGCCATAGTCGTCGCTATAAATCAAATACTTAAATCGCTCAGTGTTTAAGATTTTAAAAATCGATTGCTTCACTGCTTCTATCCCATCGATCACACCGATGCATCGACCGTTTTCAAAGTCCAGTCGATAAGTTTTGTCAGACAGGACAGAGTCATCGTTCATTTCTGAATCAATTAAAATTCCCTCTGAAGGCAAGACGCCCATTATGTCACCACCTTGTCCAAAACAATAAATTGTTGACCTCCTTGGACGCGGAGTAAAACAACTTTATCTGCGCGTTTCAAATTAGCTTGGGTTACTCGCTCTGTAATAACCAAAAACTCCTCTGTCAGCTTCAACTTCTGATGTATTTGAACCTCAAGGGGGCTTTCAGATACTACCGTGCCAAACAAAACATCGACTGGATTCGTCGCCTCCACAGCTTTCACAGCAACATTTTTAATTAAGTCTACTAAACTCATATCAAATCACCTTCAAATCCAATTGCATCGTGTGCACGCCGCCTTCCCAGTTGTGCGTGCATTCATCGACGAGGAAATATTGTTTAATGCCGATTTTTTCAATGTACACAAACACGAAACATCCTGCTCGCACTTTCCAATGTCCAAGACAGTTGAGTTTCAACGATTTCGTTTCCCGATTCCGCAACTTAATCAGCTTGTCCAACAAGTCTTTAATTTGCGCAGCCGTCATCTTTTCATCAACTTTCCGAAATTCTTGTAGCCGTCCCCATTTCGCAATGTTCGCGCTGTCTTGGGCGATATAGACTTCACGTTTGCCTGTTTTTTTATTGTCTTGTACGATTTTGACGCGATTATACGTTTCTTCGTCGATTGATTTTTTATACTCAAAATCAAAAAGCAGACTCTCCTCGCCGATGTAGAAGTCATCTGCTCGAATGGCCATATTGTTGATATTTCGCAATTCCAGTTTTCCGAAATTATCGAACAGCACATAGTTTCTGTTCGTCGCAATCAGCGTTGAATCTAAAAATTTTGCCACCACATCGAGCGCTTTTTTGTTGTCCTCGACCATCGCTGGCACTTTGTACCCTGTTTCTTCAAATGTTCCGATTTTCAAACCTGCGTCGGTTGCGATTTTCTTTATGCCAGCTGTTGCGGTTGTTGCTGAAAATACGAATGTGTCGTTATACATCAGATATCGCAGCTGATCGTATGCTTTAACACGAAATTCACTACTCGTGTTAAAGCCTGTTTCAAACACATATCCGTAAAAAATTTTGTGTTCCCCGTCTGTTACACGAATAACAGCGCCATTGTTCACCGGAAACTTTATAGGTTGTTCAATTACTAACTTTGCATCCAACGTCCCAGCCTTTCCAATTCGGCTCGTTTTCCACTGCACGCCCGAAACGGGCATGTCCCATATGGTTCCATCTCGATTATCGATTAACACTTCCATTTCATTTCACCCAGTCTGGTGGGATCTTAAGCACCAAACCAACAGGAAGTCGGCGCAATTGACTGTCTTTAATCCTGTTAAGTCTTTGCAACTCCGGATATCTGCTCCCGTTTCCTGTATAATACTTTGCTACCTTCCATAGGCTGTCGCCTGCTTTTAAAGTGTATGTTGTCGCCTTTGGTTTCGTATTCATCCGAGCCGGCGTCTTTTTCTTGATAACCTTTGCGCCTGACGATGTTTTCGGTTTGACCACTTGTGCTTTTTTCGGACCAAACGGAACATATTGCTTCAGTTCCAATGAAAAATTGACGTCCTCACTTCCAAAAGACTCGTCGTATTCAAAACGCTCAATGGTCACCAACTCGTTAATTATAAACGGCCCATTGACATAGATGTATCGAATTGGCTGCTTGCGACCCAGCCACTTCTCTAACAAATCAATGTAATCCTTCGGTTTTTTAAAGACTGTTGCCGAGTAGTGCGTCGGGCGTGCCGGAAAATAGGATTCAAGAGTAAAACTTTTCAACTTTGTCGGCTTTGGAACATTCACTTTTCCTAATGATGCAATCGTAAATTCTTCTCCGTCCCCTTCTTCCTTCACATTCACCTTTTCAGGGTTGACCGGGAGACGGAAGAATTCTCGGTCATTCATAACAAAATATATCGCTCTTTCCGTCATGAGTATGCTCCTTCCGCCGACCGCGCGATTTCATTTGACATCACCTGTTCAATGCGTTGAATCAGCTTGTTGACATCCACTTCATTCCGAATGTCACCAGTCTGCACTTGAACCGTTGGCATTAACGTGACGAAATTTTGAATGGATTTAATTGTTGCAAGCTCTTTAAATACTTGCAAATCTTCTTCGGCAATGTTAATTTCATCATCAATTTTCCCTACCTTTCCAACCTTATCCAATTTTCCGCCAGTCGGGTTTTTGCCTTTATCATTACCAATGGGATTCTTCATGCCAGGGCTGTTGACAATCTGATTACCGAGCCCTTGGGATGGTAATGATTTGAAAGGATTTCCTGTTTTCCCGTTCGGAATTAGGCTTTTCGCTTTATCCAGCACCCCTGCCAGCTTATTAGATACACCTTTACTAAATTTTGCGCCAGCTGCACTTCCTGCAGCAAACGCATTAGGAAGGCTGATTAAATTCATCCGTGGAATACTAACCACATTTTTACTACTTGTCGGTGCTTGAAGGTTTGACGCCCAATTTTTCAATCCACCGGAGATGTTGCTTACCGATCCTGCACTTAGCTTCCCGACAGTTCCAATGTGTACGCCGGGTATTTTATTAAGCAACTTAATTAGACCGTTAACCGCGCTAATGGCGACATTTGCACCAGCCACAAAAGCACGAGCCAATGCATTGGCCGCGCGATCAAAAGACCCGGCGAGCGCCGCCATGTTGTCGATCACCATTTTGGCCAAATCGTAGAACAACTTTTTAACGGCGTATGTCGGGTCGATGAATACGTTGACCAGAAACTCAGCAAACGTTGCAAACAGATTCCATAGGTTGGCCACACTGTTCCAAATATAAGCCCCCAACGCCGCAAACAACCCTGTAATAAATCCAACCACCGTAGCTGTTTGATCCGCCCAAGTTACAGTTGCATAAATTACCAAAGCAAGCAGTGCAATAATACTCAACAACACCCATGTGGCTGGGGAACTAAGCATAGCTGCATCATATACCCATTTTGCAGCTGCTGCCATGAGGGTAGCTGCTCGCACTACCAGCCATTTTGCTGCAAGGCCAAGCAAAATAGCACCAATCCCAGCCAAAACAGAGCCAATGACCGTTAAAATTGGCGCAATCCACGCCCAATTTTCTTCAAAAAACCGTCCAACGGCACCAACCATTCGATAGAAAAACTCCAGCGCATCAAAAGCAAGATCCATGCCTTTAATAAACACGTTGACAAAAAACATCGCATGTTCCGCCATCGTAGCGAACGCATCAGAGTTCACGAACTGGTTAAACCGAATCAGCAACGGTTCAAATGCGCGGAACGCCCAGTTTTTGAACATGGTCATTGCGTCAGCGAACGTCAAGGGCATGTTTTTGAATTTCTTCTCAATTTCATCGGCTGCATTGAATAGGGCGTTTTTAATAATGTCAGCTGTAATCGTTCCTTCTGCTGACATCTCCTTGAGTTGACCCTTTGTTTTTCCGGTGAAATCGGCAATGGCCTGTGCTAACAATGGGGCGTTTTCCATGATAGAACGAAATTCATCGCCTTGTAGTTTGCCGGCCGCCATGGCTTGCGTCAGCTGATACATACCAGCCTGACGCTCAAATGTCGATGCGCCGGATACGGTGAATGCTTTTCCCATCAACTCCGAAAAACGGACGATCTCATCATTGTTTTTGAAAGCATCTTCTGCTAGCAACCCTAGCTTTGCCACTGAATTGGCCATATCGACATAACCGCTTCGGCTACGCTGGGCGGCTTGATATACTTTCTCTTGCAACTGCGCCTGCGTTTGCAAGCCGTCATTGATATTCGCTAAACGGGCTGATGTAGAAACATACGTATCCGACGCTTCTACAAATGTTTTCGCCCCTTGTTTGATCGCCTCCAATGCCATATAGGCTGCCGCCGAACCAGCAAAAGCACTAAAGAATCCTCTGACGGCGCTAGTTGCTTGATGAATAGGGGGAGGCAAGCTGGAAAATTTGGACTGAAGCGGGGTTAAAGCATCGGCCGATTGTTTAGACGCCAAAACTAGACGTTCTAAATCGGCCGATGCGTTTGTAATCGCTTTTCGCGCTTTCGCTAATCCTTTTGTATCTAATTGTGTTGCAGATGCATCCATCTTTTCCATGACGCGAATCGTCGAATCAAGCGCCCTCATCATTTTCATCAACGGGCCCGTCAACCTGTCCTGCAAAGTAAGTGTTGTTTGAATCCCGGACATGCCCTCACCCCCTCATTTTGCTTTTTATGCGGTCATGCTCTTCTTTTTCTTTCTTCAGTTCGATCTGGATGCTGGCTATGACAAAAGCCTTCTCTCTTCGGTCCATTTCTAAAAATTCACGAGGTCGCCAATGAAAACGGTGGAGAGCGACATGCGCATAGAACGCCTCTCCACCTTCCTCAATTAGTTTTTTGCCTCTTCGACCTCTTCGTCCATTGTTTTATCTAATCCTGAAATTTCCGTTACCTTCTCGAGAATTTGGTTTGCTTCTCCTAAAAGAAACATTTCGGCAAATAGCTTGTCCGCGCCTAAAACACCATAGGATTCTTGTAGCTCACGATCGTTTAGATCAGGATACACAATCGACGCCACGCAGATTTCACGATTGTATCTCACCACATCAAAAACCCGCTCCATTTTGCCGCCTTTACCTGGGCGGAATTTGAAACAACGCTCGTTGATGGCATCGGCTTCACCCGCAGTCAACGGGCGCAAAACAAGTGGTTCGTCAAAACGATCGAGTTTCAGCTCTACATTTTCGTATGGTTTGGCATTCCCCTTTAAAAACGCCTTAAACTTGCTCATACAGTTCCTCCTTAGTTAATCGTTTTAAATTGGTCTAGCAAATCGAAGTCATCAAATGTGAACGAAACTTCATCTTTGAGTACATCATCCGAATCGCCGTCTAATTTAGCAATCAACGTGCTATCCGGAACGATATTTTTAATAATCGCCGTCTGTTTACCCGCCGCGCTCGTAATATCTGCGTTCACCAACATCGCATCGAAAATCGGCGCTTTCCCTGTCCGCAAATATTCCAATGCCATGGAGCGAATTTCTGGACGGTGGTAGTAATACGTCATGTTCCCTTTTCCGTTTGCCCCGACGATTTTACTTCCGTTCATGCGTGCGCCTACACGTTTGACGTCAGCTTTGATATATTCAATCGTGGCATCAAATTTCACAATTTCCGCGAACTCATATGACTTTCCGTCAATCGTAATATATAACGTCCCTTCTTTCGAAGAAATCGCGTCTTTCGATTCCATTACACGTGACATATTTATCACCTCCGTTTATTACTTGCATGCCACTGTCATGTATAGTTTTTCCATGGCGTCAACGAACTTCAGTCCCATGTTCACAAGCACAGCATCTTTCTCATCACCTTGCTCAACTACAATTTCATCTGGATTATATGGCTCTAAAGCACCGACTCGCACGAGAGGATCTAACACGGTTTTCATCACTTCTTTTTTGAACAAGTTTCGGCCGTCTTCGTTGTTGTTCACTTTTCCGATAAAATATTTAGAGTAGATATACTGCGTATTGTCCGAAACAATGTCCATCTCGCGAATGATTTTGTTTTTGCGGAAGTCTTGGTTTTTTGTTGGTGTAAAGGAACGGAACGTGTTAATGTCTTGCTCTACGACCACCGCATCGCGATTGAATGTATAAACGATATGGCCATCTTTCAATGCTTGTTCAATTTCTTCATGTGTTTTACGCTCGCAGTCGATTGCTCCCGGATACTCGGCGTAAGTCAATGAATTGGTGCCGGCGCTCGCATATGCCGCCGCATACCAATACAACGCATCTTTTGCCGATAGCTGCTCATTCCCTTCAAGCGTGACACCATTGAGAACCGACACCACGCCTTCATGATCTGCAGTGTTGTAATCATTCGTAACCAGCGTCACGTTTTTTCCGTAATTCTCGCGCCATTCTTTGACCTTAAGTGCCAACAACGCCTTTACTGTTGAATCGTCCGTACCAACAGCAACTACCTTGAAGTCTTGTGTGTCCAAACCAGCAGCAAATTCCGCATACGCATCGTTTGTTGCCGTTCCTGTTGTTCCACCAGCAAGTGTCAACGTCACATCAGAAGCCGGCAACTGACCACTGAACGTCACAAAAGCGTTCGGCTGTAAATCAGCAATGGTGGCTGCCGTTTGCGCATCAACAACCGCCCCGTCAAAGTATGTCTTCACTGTCGCAGTTCCGTCTAAATTTGCTGTAACGACAACCGAAATTTTATTTCCGTCCGCACCCGCATATTTCGCTGTCGCTGTTAATCCTCCGCCCGTCGCTGTTGCTTTTGTTCCTTCGCTGTTCAAGTTATAGACAACGACTTGACTTGTCGCCTTAAACGCCTCACGGATCGGAACGATTGCACTTAAGTCTTTGCCGAATACTTCTTTAAACTTCGTGTTCGGTGACACTTTCACAAATTTTCTTGTTTCGCCCCAGTCTAGCTTGACCGGAATCACTACGATTGCATTGGAATCAGGCGCCATCGTGTTTAAACCGTTCGTTTCAAAGTTGATATACGCGCCAGGACGAATTTTATTTTGCGTTTTCCATGTTCCACCTGCCATTATTGAACCTCCTTCGCTTTCCACTCACTCAACAGCGAGTCTACTTCTTCTTTCGAGTATGTTTTTGTATTGTCTAGCAATACTTCGAGCAACAGACGGTCTTTTGCGTATTCTGGCGCACGAATGAAAGCTGATTTTCCGTATCGTATTTCTTTAGGTGTTTCAGCCTGACGAGCCAACACTAACACCTCCCAATGTCTGCATCTTCGTTTCGGTCGTCACTTCTTGCAGGCGTGCCGACACATCGAATGTGATGACAAGCACATCATCTTGCTTCACCCCTTCTAATCGATGCACATGGTATTTGTTGGCGATATACTGAAATTCCGTTTGAAACGTTTCAAACACGTCATCGCATTCAGCATCCACTTCCGTTGATTGTGGGAAATATACAACATTCCACGAGTACGTCCGCCACACTTGTCCTTTAATTTTTCGTTCTTGTTCAGACTGAATCATACGAACGAGAAAAGCAGGGGTTTGAAGCCCCTGCTTGACTTTTTCATCGTATACTTTGATGTCGCCAAACACCTGTTTAATTTGCTGAATAATGAGTGTTTTAACCTCCAAAGATCCGCCTCATCTCCTTTTCGATCTCCCGCTGCCACATGTTCGGGGCTATCCGACGCATGTCATCCATGGTGAGCTTCAGCATGAAGCGTCCTTCCACCCACCCAACCGTTTGTCCAGCGATGACAATACGATGGCCATTCTCAACAAACGAGGCATATTCTACTTGGTTGTAGATATGGATATATACGGTGTCTCCTTTGCTCATCACGTAATACTTCCAATTGTTTCGCAAGTTCCCCGTATCCACCGGCGTCAGCTTTTTCACCTTTCGGATGGCCAGCTGCGCAATACGCTGCGCGACTTTCATTTGCACTTGGTGAGCGATTTTATTGAGCTCTATCAGCTGTTGCTTCAACAGCCTCACTTCACTAAATTCATAGCCCATTATGCATAACCCTTTCGGATAAGGAGCGCCTCTTGATGGGTGACATATACAAACGGCTCTTTTGCCGACTCATATCGAACGCCATCGATGATAAATATATCGCCGGCGCGTACGTCAACGTCGCCGGATAACAAGACTTTGACATCATACTGAATGATGTTGGCTTCGCCTTGCGATGCGTTATTGAGCGTCATGCCAACAGTTGAAAGGCGACAAGGCACGTTTTCGTGCTTTGTCGCCCACTGCATTCCGTCGGCGCCATTTGGCTTCTGATACGGTTCGTATCGTTGGATGGTAGCTGTTCGGTCATACAGCCGTTCGACCGCGGATTTGGCTTTGAGAAAGATGTCACGGGCCCGCATGCTACCACCTCATTTTGCGAAACTTATATAACGCATTCTTGTATGAATGAACAACACTCTCTACTTCTGTTTCGCCTTGGCTCTTTTCGTGGGTCGTGAACGTGATTTGCACGTCCCCTTCTTTGATGGACTGGACAGCCGGTTCGGCATCAGGAGTGTTTTTTTGCCTCAAACGAACCAAATCCACAACCATGTTCGCGTGGACATACCGCAACTCATCTGGAACGTCCTCCCGATTACAAAACGTCTTGATCGCCTGGCCAACTTCATCGATGTACATCTCCAGGCGATCGTCAGACAGAGAGGTGTCCAATTGGGCTTTCACAATCTCAAGAACGGTCATCACTATTCAGCTGCCTTTTCTGATGCCTTTTTTGCCCCTTTTTTCGCCTCTTCCTCCACCACTTCTTCGTATCCAGCCTTTTTAAAGGCGGCCTCTTGTACATCGTTGTGCGCGACCAAAACAACGTCGCCTTTTTTAAATTTCTTCATGTCCCGTCACCCCTTACGCGTTTTTGTGCACGTAAATGGCGTTCTTTTTGTTCTCGAATACGAACGCATCGTAACGAATACGTCCTTCCACCAATGTACCGTTAATGCCTGGCGGATTTTCATGCGTGACATAGTCAGTCAATTTAATTGGTGCCACTGTCGCCATCGGATGCGTAATGAAGAACTCGACGTTGGCTGGCAAGTAAGAAGACGGCACCGTAATCAATGGAATCCCGTCAATGAGACCCACTTGCCCTTTCATTAGTGCATCCTGTGCGATATCAGACGCTTTAATGAAAGACGGGTCTAAGCGAATTTGTTTATAAAAATTCGCGCCAATATACGCTACGCGACCAACCAATGGCACTTTCAAGTCTGTAAGTGTCGTTGTCGCATCCAAAAACGCCTCATACGCATTATCCTTTGTAATCGGCGCCGTCGCCGTCGTGCCCGCATTGGCGCAAATGACTGCAAAACGATAGATGTCCACCTCCGGCACAACCACTTCGTCAATCTGACGGGCAAGCGCTTTGCCGGCCTCCATAACACCCATGGTATCTTGTTTCGATTTATTATCGATCGTAAACGTAAAGGACCGATCGCGTGTTACTTTCATTTCTTGCACACTGTTCTCCAGTTCGACCGGTGTGCCATAACGATTGTTTCCTGACGGCGTATAATCTTGCATCGGTGCTGTTGGGATCGAGAATACCTTGACCGTTTCGACCCCAACCCACTCCAAATCTTGATTTACAGCTCCACCCGAAAGAGATTGTTTTTTGAAACGCTCGTCGACATATGGCGCATACTTCTCCGCATAGTTAATTGGCATTGTTCATTACCTCCTACACATTAAATAGAATTAAATCCAGCTAAAAACGGATCCTCTGGATCCCCGCCAGTCGGATTGCCTTCAGCTGGTTTGATCCCCGTAATTTTCGGTTGATGGTTGTTTTCAGGCACAAATAAAAAGGACTTGGTTTCTTGCAGCGTCTTTAACTGCTCATCCAGTCCTTTCGTGATGTTTCCGTTTTCGTCTAATTCAATAGCGTCCTTGTCAAGAAGCGACGCAACCAAATCGGCGTCATGCACTTTTCCATTGATCGCGAGTTTAATCGCGCTGTTGAGTTGTGTTTCTTTGATTTTTGCCTCATATACTGCCTTCTCGTCTTTATATCGCTTCTCTAATTCCGCAAGCTTCGTTTGTAGCTCTTCATTTCCCTCGGCTTGCTTTTTCAACTGTTTTAAGTCGTTGTCGCGCTGCTCTAGCTGTTTTTTCATATCGTCAAGGTTGGCTTTCAACTCATCGACTTTGGTCTTGTGAGCTTCAACCGACTTTCCATGCTCGGCCATAATTTTGTCAATGACCTCTTTCTCCAGTCCTAAACTTTCGAGAAATTCACGTTTCATTCTTGTTCCCCTCCAGGTTACGTTTTTTTACGTGGTTACGGCCACGAACCGCTTTGTTCTTTAACGTCTACAAATGCTAAAAAGACGAGGGAAAATAAAAAAGCACATAACCGTTTTGTTTGGTTAGGTGCTTATTCTATAATTTGAATTGACTTAATTTCTGGCTCACCAACACCGATATATTTTCCGTCGATAAACATGTCAAGACTATCATAATCATTATCGGTATCTTCTTGGTCGGTATAATCTTGGACAATCCCCTCTAATATTTCACCATCTTTGAGAGTAACTCTTATTTTCTTTCCTACATATTCCCATAATCTCAATGCTCCATCCCTCTTTCTTTTATTAAAGTTGGAACAATATGAGTTCCTGTCTTACTATAATGTATTTTAAAGTCTTTTGTTTTTACTTCTTCTCCCGTTGTTTGATCCACATATACCCCGATGTATTTATCACCTTTTATGAGTTCTTTATTTATCCATTCTCCTTTGCTACTGAATTGAAGTACACCAGTACCAGCATATTTTCTCACTAACTCATTAGCTTCCTCATAAGAAATCGTTAAATAGCTTGGCTTCTGCTTACCCTTTGCTTTATTTCTCTCTACATAATCAAGATAGCGTTTATGAGACGGATTATGCTTGTCGTAATGGTTTCGGCTGTGTTCCAATTTATAAACACCATTACGAATATCGGCTCGTATCTGTTCTTCTAACGCTTGGCGCTTCTCTCTTTCTTTACGTTCCGCCTCGAGCTTCGGTTTCAATACATGTTCATTATACCACTCTTCATAAGGAACCGAACCCACCAATCCATTCATGGACTGGCGTTTTTCGCCGTTTGTGTACTCCGACTCATCAAAATGCGGGATCGTCGTCGTTCGGCAGCGCACATGAAACGGCGGCGCATTCGTGCCTGGCTTATAATCTTTGACGTTATAAACCTTGCCGTCTTGATATCTACAAATATCTGATGTTCGCATATCGAGCGTGGCCAAAATCTCGTATTTCTCCATTCCTGCATCGCGATAGCTGTTGTGCGCAGCTAAATTGTGAAAGAAGCTCGCTTCCGTCCTAACCAACGCTTCGGCGCGCGAGTATGCAACGTCTGTCACTCTCACTATTTCTTTGGCCGTCCGATCGATGGACCGGCCGATGATGAAGCTTTGTTCGAGCGACTTTCGAATGTTTTGCATGGTTTCTTGTTCGTGGCCCCAAATCCGTTCAGAAAACTCTTTGCCACTCCAGTTATACGACATCACTTCGCGCATGGTGCTGTCATCAAGTATTTGAACGTTTGCAGGGATGCCGGCCATCGCGAAATCATACATGAAGTGGTAGTACGAGTTTTGGTACACATCGACCAACCCCGTATAGGTGTACTCCTGCAATCCGTTTTTTCCGCCATAGAGGTGCAGCATCATCATTTCGATTTGCGCTAAAAGCAACTCTAATCGCGAAATCCGAACACGATAACTGACTGCGTTGAGCAAATTTTCGTATTGCGGATTTCCCGCGAGGGCCATAGCACGAAACCGGGCCAAATCGACTTGCTTAAATTCTTCAATTTCTTGGGACGTTAAAATCTTTTTCGCCTCATACAATGAAAGCTTGTTATCTCTCGCATACCTTGCGTAAAACGCTTCAATCTGTCGCACAATATCTCGTTGCGCTTCTTTCAGTCGCTGTTGCATCTGCGCTAAATATTTCTCGACAATCAACTGCGCTTCCTGTTCTCTTTGCGCGGCACGCTGCTCCCAATACTGCCGGCTATTCATTTACGTTCCCATCTTTCCTTTGTTGCTGGAACGCGCCCTGGTAGCCGTTATACATTTGTTCTTGTTCCTGTTGCTTTTTCAATCGTTCCTCGACTTGCTCCGTATACCACGGATGATTTTCGCGAATTGTCTGGTCATCGAGAATACCAACCGACGCCTGGCAGTTGGCGATCACCTCTGACTCATTAATGATGATGTCACGGTTGAAGATAATTGAAATTGGCTCATTCGTGAAATCGCCTTTTCCTGTCATGAGCAAATACTGGTCGATGAACCAAATCAAATGTTCTAGGCTTGATTGAAACTCGGTTTCAAGGATGTTGCAGTCCATATCTAAATCCGAATATCGGTATCGAAGCGCCACTCCACTGGCGTTGCCCAGGTTCTCATCCTGTGTATCAACCCCGCGTCCAAATTCATAGATGGCTTTCCGGATCCGAAGAAGCTCTTTTTCCACCGCGTCTGTCTGAAGATCGGCTTGGAGCTTATCCACATCGCCGTTTTCATCTAACTTTACCGCCCGATATCGGTTCAAATCATTTAAAAATTCCTGTAAGTTCGTCCCGCCATAATTTACTAACTTATAGATGAAATTCGGGATGTCAGCCAACAGATCCGCATTTACGGAAGCTTGCAAATTGTAGTCATCAATCAATGACTTGATACAGTCGATCAGTGGCTGCTCTTCCTCATTGTACTTGAACGCAATCAACGGCATGCGCTCCCACAGATACGGCTTTCCATCGATCATGAAATGATAGTTTGTTTCCACTCCAGCCAACACATCTGGGACAAGCGAATCTGCCTGCCAAACATAATATCGAATTCCTTTCGGATGATGATACTCGACCTTCTTTTGTTTTTGCTTTTGGCCATTCATGAAAATGACCTCTTCATAAACACGAATAAACGACACGATTTCTTCATGGTCATTATCGGACCAAAACGGAATAATCTGCTCGCTTGGAATCTTTTTAAACGATAACTCGCCTTTTTCGTCAATATACACATATAAAAAAGCGATCCCTTTATTGATCGCTTCTTTGCCGAGATTTTTAATCACCTTTAACAGCCGTTTATCAAACATATCTTGCATAATTTTGCGGTATTCTTCGTTTTCTGTCGCGATCGTCGGCTCCTTTGAAAGCAAATAGCCCACCTTTTGATTGACGAGCTTCTTCACAAAGTCATGAGCCAATTTTTGATTGGAACGCCACGTGATTTCCTGATTTTTCTTTTCAATGTCCATCTTCGTGCGGTAATATCGATCGCCGAGCAACATCAAATTCCGCTTTTCGCTTGTCTCCCAGTCTTTGACGATCGCCGCCAAAAGTTGCTCATCTGTCATGATCCCTTTCGCAAGCTCCGCCAACGCCCGCTCATGCCATGGCGCCCTGAATAAGTCCTCAATCAGCACATGATCACCTCCCTATTTCAAAATTGATACGGATGGCCGTTTCATATCGTCTTCAAACGCATACCGTGTGGCATCGATCGTATGGTTATTTTTATCCTCCAGCTTGGGCTTTGGATTGCCGTCTGCATCTACCTGATAGTCAATAGACTCAAATTCTCTTGCAATGTTCGGCGTTCGCTTCGGATCAATCACAATTGCCTCTAAATCATCAAGCCACTTCTCGCCATATTCCACACTTCCCGGACCTTTTTTTGCCCCTTTAATCCGCGGAATCCCGTGCTCTTTTTTCATTTCATCTACTGATTTTGGTTCGGCGCTGTCGGCGATAATCGGTTCGAGATGATAGTTTTTTGCTTTGATTTTTTCAGCTACTTCTCGGTTCGATAGCTTCACACCGTATATTTCATCGATGGCATAAATGATCCGTCTGGTTTTATCGTAGTGCCAACGCACGAACGCAAACGGATCCACGCCATATCCCCAGTCAATACCTTGACGGATGTTATCAAATTGTTTCATCTCCTCATCCGTAATCGTCCGAAATACTAAATTATCAAACGGCACCACACCACTCCCAATCGGCTCGCCGAGATATTCATGGCGGTACTTCATCTCATTCGTCCGCTTCGTATGTTCGGCTTCTTCGATGAAGTCTTTCGACAAAAACGGATTGTCTAAATACGTCGAGTGATGAACGAACGTGTTCTCAGGAAGAAATTGCGTTTCGTACTTTTGGTTGACCCATGACTGTCTACGCTTCGGTGGGTTATAGCTGTAAAAAAACGTGTACCGCAATCCGCTCGGAAGCTCTCCACGTAACACAGATTTTTCAATGACAGATACTTCTTCCTCTGTCTTAAACTCTGCAAGCTCCTCAATCCACATAATGGCTAGTGGAAATTTCGATGCTTTAATGGATTTGATTTTTTGTGGGTCATCAGCACCGCGGAACAGAATCCGATTTCCTCGCGGCAGATACGTGATCCGCATCGGGTTGATCGTCACTTGAAAATACTCTGTGACACCCAATATTTCCATCGCTTCTTTCAGCTGTTCCAACACCGAATCCGCTAGCGTGTTCCCGACCCTGCGTACAACAAGAGCCGTCACCGGATACCGCATCACCAGCAATAACACCATCATTGCGATATGCGTAGATTTGGCGCTGGCCCGACCACCTTTCAGTACATAGCGCAAATAACGTTGCTGTTTCACCAGCGCCCACACTTTTTGGAACGTTGGTGTAAACACTTCAGAAAGCCTAATCTGCTTCATCGGACTCACCGATGTCATCGATAATTTGAACACCAAAATTGGCGTCGATTTGCTGGCGCTCGGTCCACATGGCGAAGCGCTTGCCGAGGAGCTCGGCAGCTTTAACACGATCCCGAATACTAGGTGTCTTATCTTCTAATTCAAAAAATCCCTCGCCTTTTCCGACGGGGATTTCTTCCGTGACCTCACCACGCAGCACTTTTGTCAAAAACTCCAGCACCTCATCCTGCGAAGCGACGCGTGCTTTATCTTTTTCAGCTAAGCGTTGACCGATGTACTCTTTAATCGCAACATTTTGCAACAGTTTGTGCGCATGACCTCGAGCCGTAGCGTCGGAATACCCAGCCTTTCTCGCCGCCTCTTCTGCGTTTCCTAATTCGATATAATAATCCGCAAACGCTTTTTGTTTTGGCGTCAACTTCCGCATCTACATCATCACCTACCTCCTCACTTCCTTCGAATCGCCCCGCGCACTCGCTTGTACGTGTCGCGACGAACGCCCATAATGTCGAGCCAGTCACGCCAGGTCATCTTCTCTTTCTTCCGTTTTGGTTTCTTGTTTTTATCGTCACCATGCAGTTTATACATGCTTTTCACCTCAAATAAAAAACGCCACCCGATCGGGTGACGTCAGGTGAAGGGGAATCTCAGGCTTTGGTTCAACCCGCCCTATGCTACCATCATATCACCTTTACGGCCAAACAATCCGCCAAAAATCTGCCTTTTTTCTGCCACTATTATGTTAACTTCATCTCACCAATGCCGACTCCCACGTTTCCTGTTTTTCATAAACATTCGCTTAGCCAGCTCGTGCATTTCGTCTTTTGGCTTTCCGCGAATGATGTTGGACACGTCCACTGTCGTGAGCTTCCGCTTCCCGATCCGGTATCCCTTTTTATTTAGCTCCTGCACCACCTTCGTGACACTTTCCAGCTGCACATATAAGTAGACGGCTTCCTCTTCCATCGTGGTGGGCGTGTAGTTTTCGATCTTCCGAATGTATTCTTGCAAGTATTCAATTTGCTTTTTCGCTTCCTCGACTAACACTTGCTCTCCCTCCAATGAGTTCACTTCAATTTACAGACTGATGCACTCACCTAATGGCTCAACCCCTTGATAGTTCTAGCCTCAAGGCCTTTTCGTTTATGAGTGCACCACACGCTTTTTTATGATGTACTACACGGCAAAAAAATTAAATTTTATACTTCAGCATCGCCTTATCCATCGCATCTTGGTTGACACCAATGTACTTCAGCGTAATGTGAGGGCTGGAATGGTTGAACAGCTCTTGCAGCATGGCCACGTCTTTGGTTTGTTGGTAAAAGTGATAGCCGAACGTCTTTCTGAGCGTATGCGTCCCTACTTCATCCAGTGACACGTATTCAGCTGCTTCTCGGAGAATGCGATAGGCTGTCGAGCGATCAATAGGCCGATTTCCTCCTTGTCGGCTTCGAAAGGCATACTCGCCGTCTTTGAGCGTCTTGGCATACTCGATCAGCTCCTTTCGTATGGCCGGCGGGATTCGGATCCTCTTTTCCTTCCTCGTCTTCTTCTCCCGCAGTTTCAAGTGTGTTTGCAACAAATCTTCCTTCTTCAATTGCAATAGGTCTGATATTCTCAATCCTGTGTGGATGCCGAGAATAAACAGGATATAGTTGCGTTTGCTTCGTTGGAGCAAGTATTTTTTCATCGCCGCGATCTTTTCCGGATCGCGAATCGGCTGGACAAAATTCATGATGAAGCCACCTCCTCACGGTACACTTCAATTTTCAAAGCAAAGGCGAGCTTGTAAAATGCCCTCGATTTCAATCGATAATATTTCCGCTCGCTCATGCCAAGTTCGGGATACACTTCATAGTCGTAGACATCTTCAAACGACATATATCGTCGGACAATAATGGCACGCTCCCACTTGCTTAGGCGATTCACTGCACTCGTAATCCTTCGTATATACTCGTCCCGTTCCCGTTCATAATCGACGTTGCGAATTGCGATGGTTTCTGTTGAGGAGCGAAACTGATTGGACGATGCAGGTACAAGCGAGTAACACTGCGTAACCCTCGGCATTTCATCCAGCCGAAGCGTCAGCAAGTAGACACGGTATTTCTCCAACGCCGCTTCCACCGCCCTTTTTGTGGCCGCGCGATCAATCTCCGGAAGCATGAACTCTTTCAACGTTCTCCCCTCCTATCGCTGGCGAAATGCGCCGCCTTTGCCTCGTCGATAGATTGGCCGGTAGGTGCCCATCAGCTCCTTAATCTCCCGCTCCGTTAGCCGTTCCTTGTCACGTTTTTGCTTCCGTTCTTTTCGGTTCCGCTCCGGCCGATAGGCCATGTTATTGGCCTTGATCCATTTTTGCATTTGGTCTTGGATGGTGCGCATCTGTTTCCCCTCCTGATTGCAAAAGAAAAGAGGACACCAATCATACAAGGATCGCCTTGTATCATCAGTGTCCTCACGCTCTCGGTCTTGGACATATTTGGTTTTAATTCCATTATATCAGAACAGCTGCCTTTTGCAGCAAGATCCGGAACGTTTCTCGTCCCTTGGGCGTCACGAGTGTCTGCACATCAGCTCGTCCATTGCGTTCCCACTCTTTTAATTCAAATTAAGTCAAAGATATATTTCGAATCAGTCTCGACAACCTCTTCGAGAAAATCAAAAATCGAAAGTTGCTGCATGTGCTCACCACCTAGAACGGAAAATCATCATCCGGCCACGGGCAGCAAGCTCCCCAGTTTGCCGGATCCGCACGCCAACGATTCGCTTCGATCTCTCTACACTTTTGCTGCAAGAAGTTGATAAATTGACACAATGTCTGGCTATCCGGTCGCCCCATTTGACTAATTGCAAAGGTGAGATATGTCTCAAGCATTAACGCATCGTCATCCGATATCGGCGGAAACATGATTGACATTTAGATCACCTCAGTTTCAATTCAAAACAACTCGCTTTCTTCAAATTTAATCCGCGCTGTTTTTCCCTTTGCCGTTTCAACGATCGTAAAACCATGCTCAACTGCTTCCGCTACTTTAGCTTTTCCTTGCACGCCGTCAATGACAATCACAAGCACCTTCCCTGGCACGACTGGATGCGAAACCGTCATGTTATCTATATCAATCTGCAATTCTTGTGCTCTTCTCACTTGGATCCCTCCATGTGGTATAATTGAGGTGGACTGTCGGGAGGGATCCCGGCTTTTTTTATATCATCCAATTACCTTCCATCCACGCCGAATCCTGCTTATCAATTCATGCTTGCGCAACGGCTCATATACATAAACGACATCGTGATGTTCCCTGCGATACAACAAATACCACCTAGCTTTCCGCTTACGATGCCTCATTTAACGTTCACTCTCTCGTGTAGCAGAATTTAACTTTTCCAATGTCATTAAGTGCGCATATTTAAACTTCAAAACCTCACAATAGACAATGGAATCAATCGTTTCATCGCCGTGTCCCCCTTGATCTCGGCCAGCGCCAGTCAATGATTCGGCGGTTGTCGTCATCGTAGTATTTACGCGGACGGTTTCGGTATGCTTCCAGTTCTTCCGGCGTGAGATAGCTGATTTTCACTGGTCCATGCAGTGATTGACGTTGTTTTTTCATGGTCTCTTCCCCCTAATCGTTGTTTCATTTCTTGCCACGCCCGATGCTTATATATTTCCGGGCACTCTTCAAAGCGAATGATGGTCACCAGTTGCTGTACGGTCGCCTTGGACCAATCCATGTGATTGATCACCTCCAACTCGTTTGGAGCTTTGTAAATAGCGCATCCAGGCGTGACACAGTGTAGTCTTTGTTATTGATTTTCACCGTCAGCAAATTTGTTCTTGTGATGCCACAGTGCTCAAGGATATTGAGAAAATCCGCCTCCGAGCATACGCTGGCCGTCAAACCGATCACCGATCCAACCTCATTCCGATACTCCAATCGGATCCATATCGGGTATCCCACGACGATCACCCATCTCTGTATTTTTTCAGACGTTCCTCAAGCTCTCGGCGCGCCTGTTCGACGTCAAAGTCGTCATCCTCCGGTTGGCTATAGTCCATCTTCAGCCAGTCCGGTACGATCTCGGTGCGCACTGGAGTCCGCATCTTTCGGCCGCCGTCGGAAACAGTTGAGGCTTTACGTTTCAGTTGTTGCTCCCGAAATGCCAATTGTGCCGCTCTCACCTGGTCAACGGTGCGATAGCCTTTTTCAAACCAGTCACGTAAAATAGTTTCAACGTATTTCCATGTCTTGGCCCCGTTCTCCACCGCGATTTTCAATGCCTCTAAGACCAATTCCTCGGACGTATCATCGACCCAAGAAACGATCTTTTCCCCTATGTAGCTGCCAACGGTGCCAAAGCCGTTCTGTTCAACGAATTGAATAATCTCTCGGAAGGAATGCGCGCGCGCGTCTTCTTCTACTTCTTCTTTTTTCTCTGTAGTAATCTCTGTAGTATTCTCTGGTATTGGTCTGTTCAAATTGAGCGCTTCGTCTGTCCAATTTGAACAGATGGACTGTTCATTTTGACCGGATGGACTGTCGATTTCGTCAGTCGTCTGCTCATTTTGAACAGTCGAAACGTCATTTTGACCAGTCGTCTGTTCATCTTGATTAGACGTGAATTCAGCCAATTTGTCGTAGTCGATCCGATACCATTTTGTTTTATCGATCCTCGAGCGATTGAAATTCGCTGAGACGATGATCCCGATCTTCTCCAGCTTGGTGATGATCCGACGAATGGTGCTTTCTGACCAGAAGGGAAATTGCTCCCTCCAGTCCTCGTACGTGTTATAGATCCATTTATAGCCGTCATGGACGTTTTCGCTTTTCTCGAGCCAGTAATGCAGCTGCTGAACGACGATGCTTTCGTTCAGTCCGATCGCCACGGCAAGTTGTGGCAAAATAACCAACGGCTGATCATCTAAAAGCAAGGTTGCCATGTCATCCCCTCCCCTTGAAAAAGCTGTTTTGCTATGGCATGATAAAAACTAGAGTTCTGAAATAAAAAACTGAATCCCGTCAACTTCGAAAATGGCCGTTTTCCTTCACGACAAATTCCACTTCAAATAGCATATTCTTCGCCTTGGAAGCATATCGTAGAATGGGAGCTCCCGGCCCTCCTTTCTCAACCAGCATCAGAAATGCCGCCTTTTTGCAACAGTTGTTTCAACTTCTCATAGACGGCTTTTGGTTCTCGATTGAGCCGATTTGCGAGCTCATCAATCGTCAATACCTTGCGATGATGCCAAAGGTAGAACACTTCCTCTGCCGACCACCGTCCCTTTCGCTTTTGTGTGTTCTGCGCCTGTTCCACAACCGGTTCCGCAACCGGTTCTCTAGGTTGGGGATCGGCCGGAGAATCACCCTCAAGAAGGGCGGCCAGTTGCCGCATCTCCTGGCTGACCGGGCAAACTTGCAAACATACGGTGCTTCGATATTTGATCCGTTCCGGGCATGTGCGGCAATGCGAATCAAGAAGTTCGCAGATTTGCAGCCGGATGTGCCTTTTTTCATGTTTATCAAGCTTATTCACGCATTCCGCTCCTCTCCCAGCTTCACAAAATCAATTTGAATGCCGCGTCGTTGCATATCTCGTATAATGCTCAACAACTGCTGACGCCGGGCTTCTTTTCGTTCAAGTTCTTGCAGCTGTCTGACTAAATACTGCAACTCGGATATTTCAATCGCCATCGTTTCATAGTCGCGGTTTTGCAGCGCTTCCTGTATGTACTCGATGCACCGTAATGCCTTTTGCCGCAAATCCGCCTCTTGATAAACAATCATATGAATCACCACCATTCCTCCTTCGTTATAATCCCCAGGCGTCGTCGCAATGACCATACATGTATTGTGGCGCGGCTCCCCTTTCGGATCGTCGCCCGCTCTCGCTCGGCCTGGCCGGCGCTCATGCGCACCGACTGAAGCACAAGCGCTTGCGGGCTGGGGGCACACCCGCCGCCTGTACTCCAGTCGGCAAGCATGAGCTTGCCTTTTGGTTGGCAACATGATATGTTTGGGATAGGGCTGGTTTTTTAGGAAGCAGTGAGCGTTTGGCTTGCTGCTTCTTTCATGCTGACAAGCTTTGCTTTGGCTTCTTGCTCAATGGCTTCGATCAACTCCGGATGATTGCGCAACTCAGCGCACACCTCCCGAACTTCCCGCGCTGTCATTAACGAACTGGCTACCCATACCACGTACATTACCACCACTCCTTCCGTGATTTTTCCAATCGTTCATTCATTTGCTTTTTCCACTCGAGCAACGCCCTTCCATATTCGCTGTCGAGCTTTCGTTCGCGAGAAAGCCGCAAAAACTCGCTTGTATACCAGTGAACAGCTTCGAGATCCGTCATTTCCGCTAAATTTGGCAGTTGAAACATTGGTTTCTCCCCCTTTGTCATTGTCGGATAAATCCTTTCGCTTGTAGCTTCGCCCGATGCTTTTGCCACATCTTCCACCACGAGAACCCGTAGTCCATGCAAATGACCGCGACGTATTGCGTAAGGGCAACGATCGCGTCGATCGCCTGCATCATTGCCTCTTCCAAGCGTTGCTTGTCAAACTCTCGAATCGACCTGGGATGATTCGCCACACAGACACTTTCGATCGCCTCGAGAGCTTCTGTGAGCTCCTCACGCGTTTTCATCGTCACGCTCGCCCGGTGAAGGTCAACCGCATCCCCGTCGAGCTTCACCGGCCCCCATCCGGTGTACTCCGCCGCCGCCTCGAGGGCCACCCATGGATTGTTATGTTTTTCGGCGAAATATTTTGATATGTTCGGCTGCACCCGATATCGCCCATTTTCTTGGTGCGATACGGATTCACGAGATTCATAGATTTCAAACGACAGCTGTTGCTGGGTCATCCCTGTTTTCTGCCGCGCCTCTTTCACCGCATCAGCCGCTCTACCGCGTTTCATCCTCCGGGCTCCCCTTTCTACCATCCACCTTTAATTTTTCTGTTACATTATCGATAGAACGGTAGCAATCCAGCACCGCCTCGGCGATTTGTCGCAGGATCGGATTGCCTTTTTGCCATTCTTGTTCAAACCATTGCTTTCGCTCCTCTTTACTCATGAGTACCAATGGGGAGTGAACAATGACCGTCGTGTTGCCGTATTTGAATTCCTTCATGCCCGCATTCCCCCTTTGTTCATGTTTATGCGGGGCATGAGGAGCGTTTGATGACATTCCGTTCACCTCGCATCATAGCATTTAACCATTGCTTGATAACTGACGGCCGGCGCTGCTTCTTCGATCCAGTCGAGCACCTCGGCGATTTCCAGCGCCGCGTCGTCCTTCGTAAACGTTGGGTCATCCTTCAGCTGCATGATCAGCGAAAGCAGCCGATGTTTCAGCTCAACCATGACCCATTGATCGTGAATGGTGTTCATGCTGTCACCTGCCTTGCAGGATTTTCCTTCCCTCCTGTCGAATGATGCGGTGGGAAGGGGGTGACTAATCAATGTATGAACCTAAGGCAGTTGATCACATCACATCGAACGGCAGGCACATTTTGATTTATGATTACTTGGACTACCCTGTTACCATTATGCTGGCCAATGATATTGTTGTCGGTATCAACCCGGAAGCGGATGAGATTTGTCTTATGGTTCCTGACCAGAACAATGTGTATAGGGATATTACTGACATTATCTCTACTAAGCCCACAATGGGAGCAATCGAGCTATTTTTGAAAGCTGATAACCTTTGGGCTGTTGAAAGCTACAAAAATGCCAAGCAGATTGGAAAACAGGTTCTCAACAAATCGTTAACAGAACTTAAGCTTTGTTATTCAAAGCGCTAGTTTTTGCCCAAACTTCTGGGAATAGCTCCTTGTGAAGCAGATCAACAGCTTCTTTGAGGTCTGCTTCACTAAACCCTTCTTGCTTTATCAAGATGTGCAACCGAGCAATGATAACGTATTTATTTAAGTTGGTCATTCTGCTCACCTCCTTCACAGACAGTGGGATATGTGGTTGGCAAGGAGCGATGGTGCGTATCATGATGAGCTTGTTTTACGTAACTTTTGGTTGCTTTCAATTTCAAAAAAAATGGTCCAACTTACTCCAAGAACAGGAGCAATTTTTTTAGCTACATCAACCGACGGCCTTCTATCGCCGTTTTCAATCATACTGTAGTACTGTCTTGTGATATTTGCTCCAGACATAGATACAACCTGTTCCTGAGTTAACTGTTTGGCCTCCCTAGCCCTAATTAAAGTATCCCTGAGTTGTTCCTTGGTCACTGCATATCACCACCTCACGCAACCAAAAGTTGCTCATCTAATTCAAATTATACGCAACAAAAAGTTGCTGTCAATACTTTAAATGAAATTTTTTGTTGCTCAACCATTGTTTTTATTTGTAGCAACAATATGTTGCTTTATAATTGTTTATAGATGAGCGAAAAGAGGGATTTTTGATGTTCCCCAACAGACTCAAAATGCTAAGATTGCAAAAAAAGCTGACCCATCAGGATATGGCTGATTTTTTAGGCATCACTAGACAGGGCTACTCAAAATATGAAAACGGCCAAAGTCAACCTGATATCGATACAATTAATAAACTAGCTGAGTTTTTCAACGTCACCACTGACTACCTCCTCGGCCGGACTGACGATCCTAATCCTCCAGGAAGCGACAACGAGGAATTAGGTACGCTGGCGAGGATTAATCAACTCATCAAAGAGTATGGCATCGAGCAAATGGGGTTCTTTGATATTGAGAAATGGAAACATCTAACCGAAGACGAAATCAGAGAAATTATTCAACATTTCGAATGGGTAGCGTATAAAGCAGCACAAAAAAATAAGTCACCAAGAAAAGACACCGAAGAATAAATAGACGAGGTGTCTTTTTTATTTTGCAGGAGGGAGGGATAACCATAGAAAGAGTTATTAACACAAAAATTGTAGGCGTTACACGAAAAAATGAAGATGGTACATCACGACAAGAGCTAATCGCTGAGTGCTATGAGGGAGAAGAATTATTTTTGGAAAGAGAACCTGATAACGAACATGACCCAAACGCTATTTCAGTATGGAATGAGTACGGGGAACAGCTAGGATATATAAATAAAGATTTAGCATCTAGACTAGCTCCTCAGATGGATAAAGGGATGCGCGTTGCATGTTTTGTGACAGCTGTTACTGGAGGATACGATGACAAATCTTATGGTTGTAATATCAAACTTATTTTAGATCCGAATCCAGAGGAAGAGGACAACACATTCATTAACGAGATTAAACCAAACACTTTTGTCTATCCACTCAATAATAAAGAACCAGCAATGGATGTTACAAATGCAAATCAAGATACGCAAATGCACGTAGTTAAAGATTCTGTACCTAAACAACAAAATACCGAAGGCACAAAAAAACAAAAAGAAAAAACAAAATTCAGCTGCTTAGGGTGTGGCTGTCTGGTTTTTATCATCGGCATAATTATCTTAATCATCATAGCTATTTTTTAGAATAAGTAAGCCCTGAATCTTAGTCAGGGCTTGGGAAAGGAGTCGACACAGCATTGGAAAGGAAAACCTTATCAAACCAATCTGACAAAGCCACAAAAAATACAGGTAATTGGCAACATAAATCAGCTGATAAACCATCAGCAAAAATCACCAATATTCCTCCCAAGAAGAAATAGAAAGGATGACTGTCACATGAATAAACCTAATAACCCTGCTGGAGCTAACCTGGATCCAAGAAAAATCCAAGATTCTGTAGACAAAAATACTGCAAGAATACAAAAAGATAATGGTACTAAGAAGAAATGACTTCATCTTCTCGCTCATTTAATTGTACTTCTTCAATTTTTTGAGGATCAAATATTTTTACATACATTCCTGTTTTGGTATCTACAAAAATATTCAAAACTGGAATATTATTTCTTTGAACTAAACCTGTAAAGTATTCAACATCATTCAAAAGGATGTTTCGTTCCGGTTCAAATGTCCGGGACACTTTTTTTATTTCACCTATAAATCTAAAATTAGGCTCATCTTTATCTATTTTTCCGATCTCTATTACTTGGGCATCATTATTTAGAAACACCTCATCCCAAACGGATGGGGATTTAGATAAAGGGGCTATTCCACGCCATTTCCGTACACTGTTAATTAAGCGCATAAACACTGAATGATGAAACCATTTAGCCCATATTACTCCAAACAAAAAGCTTATTATCAAACTACTTCCGAGGAAGAAAGCAAGAAATAAAAAATCACCCGACGCCTTCTTTAAATCTGTAATATTCCAAATTGGTTTTAAATGACTAAATAAAAAAGAAAATTTTACACACACATTAAAAGTAATAAGCGCGGTTAATGATACTGGAAACCAAAGAAGAGCAGACACAGCAGTAAATTCTGCCGGATTATGTTTTACAACCGGATTTACTCCAAAGTATTGTAACCAAAAATACAACATTAAACCAGGTAATATAAATATTAAAGTACCTAAGAAACTGTCCACAATTCTCCCCTCCATAGAACTGATACATTTAATCAAATTTTATCAAAAAATTACCCCTCTTAAAACATTTATAGAACTTGTATCCACTTTAGGATTTTTCTTGCCGAAACAAACATTTGTTCGTATAATCTCCTGTAGGGAGGGGATTTTATGCAATTATGTAATTACTACACAACCGCACTCGAGGACTGGATAACGAATTTTTATAAAAGACTCGGTATCTTCCATCCTTCACACATTGATATTGAATACATAGCGCGACGGATGAATATTTTCTTACGTGAAAAGCCGTTTCCGTCTACACATCAAGTTTTCGGCCGGTTCCGTTGCATCGTCGTTGATTCTCGCTTATCTCTTGAAGAAAAGCGTGAGGCCTTTTTTCATGAATTGTGCCATGTGCTTCGTCATGCCGGAGTGCAAAGCATGCTGCCGGAAGCGTTCCGCGAACTCCAGGAATGGGATGCCAATCACTTTACCAAGTATGCAGCCATTCCGTTCCATATGCTGAAGTTTATTGATTGGAACGAGCCGCACATAATTGAACACATGGTGAATATGTTTAAAGTGACTCCAGAATTATGCAAAAGTCGCTTGTCACAAATAAAAAACCGAATATTGATCAAACAATAGTCCCGACAGTGGACTATTCTTTTATTGTGTATGGTGATAGCAAGTTATATACTGGGATAGAGGTGGTTTTATGTATAGGCCGAGAAACTTGGATGTGTTCATCTATCTTCGCAAAAGCCGCAAGGATATCGAGGAAGAGAAAAAGGCCGCTGAGTCCGGCGCGTCATATGACACGTTGCAACGCCATCGGGATAACCTGTTGGCTGTGGCGCGTAAAGAGGGGCACAATATCCTCGGCATCTTTGAGGAGATTGTGTCCGGCGAGTCCATCGCTGAACGTTCGGAGATTCAGAAGCTTTTGCGCGAACTAGAAACGGGAGTCGCTGACGCGGTGCTTGTCATGGACATTGACCGCCTCGGCCGTGGTGATATGCTTGACCAAGGCATTTTAGACCGTGCTTTTCGCTATTCGGGAACGAAAATCATCACCCCGACGGAAGTTTATGACCCGGAAAGCGAAACGTGGGAGCTCGTTTTCGGTGTGAAATCCATCGTGTCGCGCGAAGAGCTCAAAGTCATTACGAAGCGCCTCCAAGGTGGTCGGCGCGACTCGGCCGCTAAAGGCCGTTCCATCTCAAAAAAGCCGCCATACGGCTATCTTCGCGATGAAAAGTTAAAGCTCTACCCGGATCCGGAAACGTCATGGGTTGTGGTGAAAATCTTTGAAATGATGCGTGATGGTTACGGCCGCCAAGCGATCGCCGCTGAACTGGATCGGCTCGGAGTGAAGCCGCCTGACGAAAAGCGTGCCTTTTGGTCTCCTTCAACGATCAGCGCCATTATTAAAAACGAGGTGTATCTGGGGCATATCATCTGGGGCAAGGTGAAATACATTAAGCAAAACGGCAGGTATAAGCGCAAGAAAATGCCGAGAGAGCGCTGGTATGTCAAAGAGAATGCCCATGAGCCCCTCGTGTCTAAAGAGCTCTGGGAGGCCGCCAACAAGGCATATCGGAGCCGCTGGCGCCCTTCTACGGTAGAAAGCAAGCCACTGGCGAATCCACTGGCCGGGGTGTTGAAATGCGAAGTCTGCGGCTATACGATGTGGTATCAGCCGCGTAAAGACCGCCCTCACCCGCTTGTACGCTGTCCAAACCCGAAATGCAAAGGCGTGCAAAAGGGTGCGCTCCTGCCGCTCGTCGAGGAGAAAATCTTGCAATCTCTCGCCGAGTTCGTTGATCAGTTCGAGGTGCGGGAGGATCAATTGGCTCGAAAAGAACAGCGTTCGATCATCCCGATAAAGCAAAAAGCCGTCGAGAAAAAAGAAAAAGAGCTCCAGGAGCTCCATAAACAAAAAGATGCACTGCATGATCTACTCGAGCGAGGCGTCTATACGATTGAGACGTTCCTGGAACGCCAGCAAACGATCGTCAGTCGGATCAAGAAAACTCAAGAGGAAATCGATCAACTGCGGGAGGAAATCGCCAAGGAGCAACTGAAAGAAAAGAACATCAACGAGTACATCCCGACAGTCAAGAAGGTGCTCGACGCCTACCGCCTCACCGACGATGTGGAAAAGAAAAATCGCCTTCTCAAGTCGGTGCTTGAGAAAGCGACATACCTGAGAAAACCGGAGTGGACGAAAAAGGACCAGTTTACGATTCAGCTTTACCCTAGGATTTAGAGGCAACGGCCTCCTTTTTTTCTGCGGAGAAGAAATATTTCAGGGCCTCGAACACATCGGATTTTTGTTTCAAGATATAGTATTTGAATTTCTCATGTTTCATGCTGCCGTATGCACGCATAAGTGTAGAGGGTGTACGGTTGTACTGGTTGACTTCCCCGTACCCAAACATGTTCGATACGTTCATCAGCTCTTGAACAAGCTTCACGCAACGGGCATTGTCCGATGTCAAGTTGTCGCCGTCGGAGAAGTGGAACGGATAAATGTTGTAGCGCGACGGAGAATACTTCGTTTCGATCAGCTCAAGCGCTTTGCGGTAGGCGGATGAGCAAATCGTCCCTCCACTTTCCCCTTTCGTGAAAAACTCCTCCTCACTGACGACTTTCGCTTCCGTATGATGGGCGATAAAGGCGATCTCAACGGTTTCATATTTCGTGCGCAAAAAGCGCGTCATCCAGAAGAAAAAGCTGCGTGCCATGTATTTTTCCCACATGCCCATCGAGCCGCTTGTGTCCATCATCGCCAGGACGACCGCCTTCGATTCTGGCTTGACGACTTCGTTCCACGTTTTAAACTTCAAATCTTCGCGATAAATCGGATAAAAGCCCGGTTTGCCGTTCATGGCATTGCGTTTGAAGGCAGCGAGCATCGTCCGCTTTTTATCGATGTTCCCCATCAGTCCGGTGCGGCGGATGTCATTAAATTCGATATGTTGAGTTACATTTTGATCCAGCTCTTTTCGTTGCAAGTTGGGCAGCTCCAATTGGCTGAAGAGAGCTTCTTCAATTTCCATCAACGACACTTCAGCTTCGTAATAGTCTTGGCCTGGCAAGTCGCCAGCCCCTTGGCCTTTTCCTGGCCCCTGCCCCTCCCCGCTTCCGTCTCTGGCTACGACATCACCGACTTGGCTGTCTCCGTTTCCTTGACCGACGTGTTTATTTTTCTCATAATTGTAACGGATTTTGTATTCATCGAGCGAGCGGATCGGAATTTTGATCACGTCGCGTCCGTTGGACATGATAATGCTTTCTTCCGTAATTAAGTCGGGCAAATTGTTTTTGATCGCTTCCTTCACTTTTTCTTGATGGCGCTTTTGATCATCATATCCTTTGCGGTGGAGGGACCAATCTTCTTTTGATACAACAAAATTCCCCTTCAT